CCCCAAATGATTGTACCTGTATCTGAGAAAGTTGCGATTGGGTTAACTCTTGCTTTGTATAAGTCATCTCTTTCATCTAATGTTAATTTCTTAGAAGCTTTGATTGCATTTACAATACCTCTTGAGTAACCAGCGACTGCGAACCAAGGATATGAAATATTATCAGTTAATGCAATATTCTTCAATACTTCACCTGTTGGTGGAACGTATAATTGAGTTGCATTGTCAGTATCTCTGATTTGAATCCAAGGCCAATATGTTGCCGAATAGTTAGAATCGAAAGCTAAATCATCGATTGCATTTGCTACTTCAGTTGCTGAATTTAAAACATCAGGTCCTGGTGAGTTAATGATATAGATAGAATCCGCTCTTTCGTTTTCAACCATATCGATTGCTGCAGCAACTAATGATTCGTGATTGTACCAGTTAATACCAGCAGTTGAGAATACGTTAATATCTACAGCTTCAGGGTTTTGGAAAGTTTGAATACCTTCTAAGTAAGCATAATAGTCAGAGTTTCCTGCTGCAGTACTAAACACACCTCCAGCATTTGTATTACCAGCATTATAAGTATTTTTACCATAGATGTATTCACCACCAAAAGTTCTTACTTTTCTATAAATGTCCCAACCATCAAATCCACCACCTAACGCAAATGTAAATTTACGATAGTTAATGTTTGTTAATTTGTTAGTGTTAGGTGACGTTTGACCCTCTAAATCATATGTTGTTGTTTGGTAAACTTGAGTTCCACCAGTTGTTAAAATTGCAGATGCATTTGTTGATAAGTGGAAACCAAAAGTTGCACCATTAGCTTCGGCACCTTTATATTTCAATAAATCTGAATCATAAGATGAACCTTCTTGTGTTGAAAAACCTAAAGTTACTTTTTTAACTTTGTCACCACCTGATAATATTGCAGTTCCATCAGCTTCATAATACATAACATCTCCTGAATTAAGGTATTGTGTTTTAAAAATAACATTACCTAATTTAGAACTACCAAATGCCGAATTTTCAACAAATCCTTTAAAACCAGCAGGAAATGCGTTTGATGGAGCATTTTCAGACATATTTAACATGATGTACTTCGAGTTCAATGAATATTGACCATCAGATGTACCAACCTTTCTTGCTACATAACCTGCAACATCGGGATTCATAGAACATCTTGAGAATTTTTCAAGAACTACTTGATTATCGTCAGTATCGTAGAAATCACGAACTAAAATATCAAATTCGCCCGTTTCAATGTTAATATTTGAAATTGTAACTTTTACTTCAGTATTAGCAGACTCACCATCTGAAATTGTAATAACTTCAAATAAATCGTCAACTTTATTACCACGTACTTCAGAAACAACCATTGGGGAAATTGGAGTATCCCACTCTCTTAAGAAATTGTTACCTTCAGTATTCGTTACCATTGTTAAACTTAAACCTCTAACATAACCCTTTTCAAAAGCAGATTTTAAGAAGTTAGGATATTGTTCATATACATAGATTGGGAAATCAGTATGATTCTTATCAAAAACCTCACCACCCAATACTTTTGTGATATATTTTTTAGATGTTACATCTAAAGAACAATCAAAAGTTTTTACTCCACTAGTTAATCCTGTTACACTTAATGTAAACTCAGCTAATGGGTTATTTTCTAATTCAACACTGTTAATCGTAACTTTATTTGTTGCTTCAACTTCTAAATTCAATGTTTGACCTGAGTAAACACCTCTACTTCTTAAAGCTGCAACAACATAATTGTCATAATCAGTATTTTTAGTAGCGCTATAAACATATTTTGTTACATCAAATACAGTAGTACCACTATTATATTCAAATAAGTAACCGTAGATACTATTAGTACCGTTTGTTAATGAATTATACCACTCTTTACCGTTAGTATTATCCGCACTATATTTTCCTGTTAAAGGAGAAATTTTTTCAGTTCCTGATGGATTAGGGTCATCAATTAAACCTAATACAAACCAATCTCCATCGTTTGATGATGTATTACCACTAAATTTAGATTCAATATAATCAGTAATGGTAGTACCATCTACAGATGTTTTACCTGATAATTCAGCATATAAACTACTTGAAGATACATCTGTTGGGTCCATAGTTGTACTACTTGAACTTGTTGATGATGTACTTGTTAATTCCATACCACCGATGGTTTTGATACCATAAGTTGTACCTGGTTTATAACCAGTTTTTCCAAGAATTCTTGTTACGAATAATTGGTTTGATTCTTGTAAATAAGATTTTGCTAGATAAGGTAACTCATATTTTGGTTGACCGTTTCCGTCTTTTTCAGGAGAAGTCGTTCCGAAGTAAGTTCTATACTCGTCGAAATTTGAAACTAATATTGGTTCAAATGCCGGTCCTTTCAACGTCTCACCAACTAAACCTAAAGTTGTAACCCCCACGCTTTGGGCTACGAATGTAAGATCCTTCTCTGATGTATACACACCTGGAGACACGAATACTCTGTTTGAATTTGCCATTGATAAATGTTTGGTTAATTTTTTTTATTACTTACTATAAATATCTTTGTTTTTATCAAAGATTTCCGTACTTTTTTCAAAAAAGATAGTTATTTATCTTTTATTATCCTTTTTTATCCTTAACAATGGAAAACAAAACCAAAAACGTAAAAATCAGTGAAAAACATCATGAAATGTTAAAAGTCCATTGTGAAAAAAATGGTCTTAAAATTTATAAGGTGTTAGAAAAATTCATAGAAGACTTCTGTAAACCGAAAAAGAAAGATATGTACGGCGACGATTAGAAGAAATAACTAATACTAATTGTTGACCCTAAGACAGGGTTATATAGGTACTCTATCTGTTTATCTGTAGAAATTACAAATCCCCCACCGTCCCCATCTTCCACATGTTCTTCTTCTGCTAAACCATTTGTTTCAACTGTCATTAAACTATTAATTGACTGAGACAAGTTAAAAACCGTCGAGCCTGTGTAAGTGAATTCTTCTCTTAGGAATTGAATTAATTTACCTGTATTATCCAACATAACACTATTAATCCCTTTATAATAGTTTATTGTTACAACTGAATTTGGATAAAGACTTTGTAAAAATGTGATTTTAGATGTGTAATTGGTATGTGTAAAATTTAAATCTCTAATTTGTGAAATGCCATTAATTGAAACAGAAAACAATGTTCCGATATTTTCACCGACACTAAATTGAGTCTCACCATCCTTTACAATAAAAGAGGTGTTGATAATATTAACCGCTCTGTTTATGGGGTTAATCGATGTATCAGTTTTTATAAATTCGTACATAGTATGTTAATGTTTAATACAAATAACCTATTGAAACTTTAGAATCCATCGCAGGAATACCTAATAATTTTATGGTTCTTATGTTAACATCATTATCAACAGCTTCGTAAACTTCGTATCCAATATTCTCTTGTTCCGCTAAACCATTAATTTCGACAGTTATTATTTCTGTAAATTCATGATTTAATATAAAATACGGATTTCCATCTAATCCTGTTGGTTCGTTTCCTGTATAATTGAACTCTTCTCTAACAAATTGTAAAATCTTACCGTTGTCACCGGCGATTTTATTACTTTTACCTTTATAATATAATATGGTAACAACATCTCCCTCGGCCGGAAAGGTCGGTTGACCTGGCGTTTGAATAAACTCAATTTTAGACGTATACGCCACGTGTAGATAATTCACATCTTTTGTTTGGATTTCTCCATTTACCAAAACTTCAAATAATGTACCAATACTTTCACCCACACTAAACACAGTTTGTGATCCGTCACCCATAATGGTTGCTTTTTGAACAACACTATCTTTATTGAATACCTTTTTCTTTTTGTATTTGTTGTCTGTTATAAATTCAAACATAGTAAACAACCTACTAATTGCAGGTTTTACCTCAAATTCTTCATTATCAATTAAATAACCTAACATAGTAAATGAATAGGTTTGCATATAAAATCTTCTACCGTCCAAAGTATCCATTGGGGTATTATCTTCCACCTTATCCAAAACAATTGGTATGTAATGACCTTTAATTGTTGTGTAATCCTGTCTCGACGCGAAGTTTTGTAATACCTTCCTATTGAATTTGTTGATATCTCTAAATTTGTTACAAACGATTGTCACGTCGTAGGAAATGTCCACAGGTATTGGTTGTGGGATTGTATAAATGTCAGCACCTAAACTTGTTCCGTTCCATGTTGGGACCGATGCATAGTATATTTGATGTCTATCAGGTATTGTTCTTTGAACTGATGGATTGGTTCCTAGTTGAACTTCGGGTTTTCTAATAATTGCAACAAATGGTAATTCCATATTACCGTCTTTATCTGAAAATTCCCAATTATTGGCAAATTCCCCCCACCTTTGTACCGTTAATATTTTATTAACAATAGGTATTTTAATTCCGTCAGACTCAACAACAAACGTCTCACTAACATAGTCTAACATACCCTTATCTAAATCATCATGTAACACAGAATCGGGTAAAAACGAATCCGACTTAGTTATTTTATCTAATAACTCCTGTCTTCTTTTCGTTAATTCAGTACCCTTGTAGACTGATAAATTTGTTTTCCTTTTTGGTAATGGCATGTTATACTCCTCTAAATGTTTTGTCTTGTACCGGAGCACAAGTTATAGTTCTGTAATGAGGTTTGAATCCCCACATATTGTGTTTATTGTCTGATGTAACCTTACCGTCGTTAGTTACCGTATAGAAACGTGTTCTTGTTTCTGATTCAGGGTAACCAATATAGTCACCGTATTTAATATCTACACCTAATTCATTAAGATGATTAATATAAACCGATAATACCATATTACCCGGCTCATTATATCTTAATAAACCACCTTTATATGATGAATTCTTAGGTTCGTCAATTTTAACCAACGCATTAAACTCAATCGGTGGGAAATATTTTATCTCATCCAACCCAACTTCAGCATATACGTCGTCAATACCCGTTTTCTCTCTATCAACACGATATAAGACCAATTTGAAGTTAATATCCCCATGAAGATATTCTTGTCCCATTTGAATATTGATGTCAAAATCGTCTTGAGATATGAATTTTGATAATCTTGTAATCGGTAGTTTATTGTCCATACCCTAATAAATAGTTTAATCTTCCATTCTATTTATGTATATTTTAAAAGATGTCAAAAATGATTCCTGAAATAGAAGCGAGAGAAGTGCTTTCAACATACGAAGGTTCCAATAACCAATTATTGGAATGGAAGAGAAAATTTGTGGAAGTTAAAAATTTTAAATTAACGAGACCACAATCGGAATATGTTTTAAAGTATAAAGATGTGACCCCAAAAGTTGCAAGAAAATATATTAACATAGTATCAAACTTTGGTGAGAAAATTATGGAAGATAGATTACTTCCTAAACCACCTGAAAAGATATGGTGTGAGAAATTGTTATGTGATTCTGAAAAGGCGTTTCACATTTGGGGTAAAGTATTGGACAGTGATCAATTGACCGCAATGTGGTTACCTAAAGCGGCAATTGTTCAAGAAGAAAAGAAATTGGATAGAGTAATCGATTATTCAAAATACGATAGTCGACCTCCAATGGAACATCAAAAAGTCGCAATTGAAAAATTATTGGCAAACGATAAATTCATATTAGCCGATGACATGGGTCTTGGTAAAACAACATCTGCGGTAATTGCGTCATTAGAAAGTGGTGCTAAAAAAGTACTTATAGTATGTCCTGCATCTTTAAAGATAAATTGGGACCGAGAAATAAAAAACTATTCAGACCGTAAAGTACTAATTGTTGAAGGTCGTAAATGGGGTTCTACATTTGATTTTTATATTATTAATTATGACATCATCAAAAATTACCATACAACAGATAAAAGTGAAGATAGTGACGATTATAAATTATTGGTTAATGCCGGTTTTGATTTGGCAATCGTAGATGAAGCACATTACATTTCAAATTCTACAGCAAACAGAACACGTCTGTTAAATGATGTGTTAGAAAAAATCCCTAAAGTGTGGTTGTTGACTGGTACTCCGATGACCTCAAGACCAATCAACTATTTCAACTTACTTAAAATTGTTGATTCACCTTTAACATTGAATTGGCAATCGTACGTTCGTAGATATTGTAAAGGTTACCAATTCACAGTTGGTAATAGAAAGGTTTGGAATACAAGTGGTGCAAGTAATTTAGATGAACTTCGTGAAAGAACTAAATCATATGTTCTTCGTAGAATGAAAACTGATATTCTTGATTTACCTGAAAAGATTGTAACCCCAATCTTCGTTGAAATGAATAGTAAGATGTACGAAGAGGAGATGGATGACTTTACTCGTATTAGTAGTGACAACAAAGATAAAGAAACATTAACTGTAACATTAAATCGATTAATGAGAGTACGACAGTTGATT